GGCGATTTCCCACCGATGTCTTATACTAAATTAGATGCATACAGTAACCCAGAGATTTCTACATTTAAGCACAAAGAAAAGCCTCACTACATTATAGCCCACAAAGGCACTGACTTGGCTAACCCAAATACTGCACGGAAGGACGTGCGTGCTGATTTGAATATTGCATTAGGCAACAAAGAGGCCGATAGAATGCACAACCGCCGTTCGAAGCAGACAGAACAAATAATGAAGAAGTTGAAGAAAGAAGAACCAGCCCACGATATTTACCTTGTGGGTCATTCACTTGGAGGTAGTACCAGTAGTCACGCTATGGCTACCAATAAGTATGTGCGTGAGAATGTCAAAGAACACCACACATTTAATTCGGGTAGTAGTGCACTACAAAAGGCACCCAGTGTTTCGGCAGAAGTGAAGGACGAACTCATGCAGAAAAGCACGCACCATCGTGTAAAAGGTGATGCGATTAGCGAACATGTTGAGAAGAACCTGATAGGTAAGCAGAAGATGTATGAGAGTAAGAAGAAGCCCAGTATAGCTGACCACGTGTTGAAGTTAGCTACACCTTTATTGAAGAAGACATTTGTCGGCCGGGCTGTGGGTTATGGCGTGAAGAAGGTGCTTGATACATTACGTGCACATTCTATCAGTAACTTTACACGGAAATAATGTGTATGTATTGTATATAATGGTTCTCACATATAAACAGAAGTTTAACAAAAAGTATGGCTTTGAAAAAGATGCATCACATTCGTTGGCAGAGGTAGCGAAAATAACGGGTTACCAGAAGAAGCATTTGCAGATGATTTACAATTTGGGCATCGGTGCCTACAAAACCAATTTTGCAGCGGTGCGTCCTAATGTTAAATCAAAAGAGCAGTGGGCAATGGCACGTATCTACTCCGCTGTCACACCTGGCTCAAAAGCATCGGTTGTAGATGCTGAACACTTGATGAAATAATGTGTATGTATTGTATATGAGTTTAGCAGATTATTCGAACATTAAGGTAGTGCAGCGTATGGCAGATAAATACAAAGTGGGTAAGGTATTACCATCTACCCGCAAAGCCAGTAAATATATGGTTGAACGTCCTGACGGTAAGATGATTCATTTCGGTGCGGCCGGTATGGCAGACTTTACCAAAACAAAAGACGAAGACCGTCGTAAGAGGTTTAGGCAACGTAACGCAAAGTGGGCTGATGCGGCCGCATATACGCCGGCCTACCTATCGTATTATTTATTATGGTAATATTATTATCGTAGTATAATGTATAGGATAAATGTGCTTACCTAAACCAGACGAAGATAAGATAACAATATTCAACAACAGCGATGAAACTCGCTGCACAATATGCGGTGGTCTATTCAACCACACACGTAGATACATTATGGTTAATGGGTTGAACGAAGTTATATTCACAACTGCACACCGTGGCTGCCTGAAAATAATGGCACGTATTAAGCAGCGGCAACGTGAGATAACAGACTTGGAATGGCAGATATGGTTGATGAAGGTAGAGAACAACGGTATCCCACACACAGAATGTCCCACATACACAGGATAAAAGCATTTGAAATATAGAAAAACGATACATAAAATGACTTATTTCAATCAAATATGCTCCATTTCACGACAAAATTTAAATTTTGAGGTCTATATCATAATATATAATGATAATTGTAGTTTTTCAAATGCTTTTTCCAGTTATCAATTCATATTATCCTATGAATTCATATTATCCTAATCATCTTTTATGTATGTCTTCGCGGTTCCCACCGAATGTGCCATGAAGTTTGCATCTTCTTCTTGTTCGTTCAATACCTTACCATACTTGTTAGATAAATATATGTGACGTAACATTGATGCGCCTACCTTCTTACCCAGTATGCTGTTCAAAGACTTGGTCATACGGTTACTGTTTGTTCTCACATCATCGTCAGGAAACAATAGGTAGTCACCTTCGTTCAGGTTCATGTTCTTGATATACCATTTAAGCACCGGCATCATTTCATCGGGCACATCAATCACCTCTTTACCAGCAGACTTCGCTGTCTTGAAGTTGTTGAAATAATACTTACCTTCGCTGATATCTACGTAGTTCTTTTTATCGTCATCACCTTTACCGATGACTGTGTAATACCAGTCGTTACGGCGTGGTGGCTGCAACACATACAGTGCCAGTATCATATAATTCTCGATAACCTTACGGTCGGCATTTGACAATCGCGGCTTCTTGGCTGCATCTTCGGCTTTGACTTTGAGTTTATCAAACACCGCTTTGACTTCGTCCCACGATAACCAGTTCTCCTTCTGTGTTTCGCTCTTTTCATTGGTAGGCTTCTCTGCAAATATGCTACGTTCCTTGGCAAAGAGAACACGGTAATGATTGTTGAGTGCCTCATACACCTTGCCTTTCTGTCTGTTAAGAATTGCCACGATACTCGCTACATAACTCTTGCGGGTATTGTCGTTTGCGATTCCTTCCAGCTTTGTTTTGATGGTTGCCTTTTGTTTGAGAAATGCTAAACTATCGAACGGCCGGTTGTCATTAAGTATACGTAACTTAATCAAATACATCTCTATCGTTTTCTGCGATAGCTTCTCGGTAGTTAGCGTTTGCTTCAATCCGTCCATAAACTTCGTATCCATTCTATATACTTGTATTAGATAATTATATAGCCGTTTTATCTCTAAATGATTATCTTATTTATTCTGCACGTGTTCCAGTAGCACCTCTTTTCTCTCCACCGAATGAATCGGGCACTATTCTCAACTTTGATTTTTTCATCTCGGGCGGCACGACGTTTCCTGCATCTGTGTGTGCCATTTCACCTGCTGCTGCTGCTGCGGCTGCCACTTCTTCGGGCATTTTTTCTGCACCGTGCTGTCTATTTAAATTGCTTGTAGTTTTTAGCATTTCTGTTGCTGCTGCCTCTGCCTGTTCTTTCGTGAGTCCGTTACGCCTCGCTGCCGTATTATACACTTTCCGCTGTCCTGTTGTGCCTTTGTCGCTGCGTGCCTTTTTTATTATCGCGGCCTCTTCTGCAATACCTACCTGTTCATTCTTGATATCTCTAATGTCCTGTGCCAATTTGAATTGGTCGGGCGTTTGAATAACCTGTGCTGATGGTTGGGCTTGACGTGATGCCAGTAAATTTGCGATTAGGTTTTGGCTTCCACCTGCACCACCCAATGGAATGTCACGGTTCATACCGGTCTTAAATACAGGAACGAACGGTCTTGTGCCCAGTCTTCTCGGTCTCGGCTTCTTCTTCTTCTTTTTGTCTTTCAATACCATTATAATATATACCAGGAAATTAATTTATTCATCTGTGAATAATAATTGGTTAAAATTCTTGTAGAACGTGTGAGTTCGGGAATTGTACATTAAAAAGCTGTACGGTGCATCAAATACGAATTTAAACAATGCCTTCGTTTCTTCTTTTGTTAAACCAAATACCTCTTGGCTAAAATTCTCTGTCTCTACCATGCTTTTTGGTTTAAACAGTATTACTACATCTATTAGTGAACGTAACGACTTTGCCAATGCCTTTTGATTCAACGCCGATATAATAATGTTCAGTTTCATGTGACGATGCTTATTGATTAACTTGCGTAGATTATACTCCGTTTGCTTGTTCTTTAATTGCTCACTAAAATCGTCGATTACTAAACAACTGTTACCTTCGTCGTCCTTCGTCTTTATGGCCTGCTCTATTATAGTGTTAAATGTATCCTGCGATAAATCGTGATAAACCTTTGAATGGTTCTTGAATGCGTGGTCTTCTTCACTATCAAATACCTCTTTGGGCGTGCTATACATCACTGTGTCAAACACTTTACGGTATATACGGTTCTTGCCGGTTGCTTTGAATAGGTTTGCAATAAACGTGGACTTGCCTGTGCCCATACCGCCCGATACGAATATTACACTACACTTGTTTGGAAATGGTGGCGGCACGTCTAATACGTTGTCTATGGATTGTTTTGATGGTTTGATTACTAAATCACTCTGTTCTATCTCTTCTATTTTCATCTCTTGTTATATTAGTAACAGAAAATATTATACGCTTTCATCACTTGTTAGTGACGATGATGATGGTGTTGTTTCGCCCAACGGTGCTAACTCTAATGGTTCCAACTCTATTAACTTGTAGCTCGTGAGTTGGTCGTCCATTCTCTTTTTCAGTAATATACTTGACTGCGTGAGTTTAATATACCGATTGTATGAATCATCTATGAATGTCTTTGCATCAATCGGCCGGTGTTCGGGTTTTAATGCTAACCATTTGAATATATCCGTGGCTAATTCGTAAAAGTCCTTGGACGATGATAACGTCTGTTCCATCTGTCGGTTCAGTTGCAAATACAACTCGATGCTACCTATGATGCCACATATCAGTGCAATCAATGAGTTTAACACGCTAATGATTTCCTGTTTCATAAACGGCTGCAACCCAATGCTGAATATACTATTTAGTGCGGATAAAATGATGACGGGTAACCGATACCACTTTAAACGGGTCTTCAATGTAATATACCGCTTCTTATGGTTGTTTGAATGTGCAGCAGAATTCAAACGAATCCTTTCCAGTATCGTATCAATGTCTTGCATCATTTATACTATACACATATTTTTATTGTTTTACCTTAATGGTTTCTTACTTGGACATAGAAACGCTACCGTCCGCCATATTATAGGACATCACTATATCATACAAAGCGAATGTGTCAACCACGCACGCTACGGAAGCAGCGTACTGGGTAAGGTTTAGATACACGTTAGAACTATTTAAGTCTCTACCACTAATGAGTGCCTGACCAGCAGCGGCATCAGCCTCGAAGTTGGTAGCCAAAAAGAACGAACCAGTTCCGGCAGTTCCAGTCGCCTCCACGAATTGGGTAGCGTTGAACACAACATCAAAAGCATTCATATTGGACGCAGAGAATACCTTTAAAACCTCGCTCATCACTTCGCCAGGGTAGATAAAAGAAGCGGAAGTGGCTACACGGATAGGCACCGATGGCACGTTCATACCATCTACCGTGTAGAAGTA